CGTTAACGTGAGATACCAATTTTTAGACTCTGCCTTATTTATCTGTAGCATTTTATGTAATTAGCAATTTTTCAGAAATGGCATAAAAAAAGGGAGACCGAAGCCTCCCCTTTCAGATGAAAGAAAACTATATTAGATACCCAAAGCAGTTACAACAGAAGCCTGTAATTTGTAAGGACTTTCAGACTCAATAGCACTCAAAGTGAAATTGTAGCCGTAGTTGTCACCCATTGCAGTTCCTGTTTCCTGTGTCATCGCTGTGATGTCACAACCGTACTCTTTTCCTACTAACCAATAGTTTGCGTTGTTATCTTCTACTACGCAAAATACACGATTTTGAGCAAGAAGTTTCAACTCGTTACGCTTGGTTGTAGCCAATTTGCGTAAACGTGCAACTACGTCAGTTTGGTTAAATACGGTTCCGTTTTCTTGAGAAACATTAGTAGTGGTAGTCATAGAACCCACACCTTTAGGCATATCGTAAGTGTATACGTTGCCTGAAGCGATGGTGGTTGCTGTAACCTCTCCACCACTAACGGTAAATCCTGTTGCTGCAAAGTTAATCAAGTGGATAGCTTTAACGCCTCCTACTGAATCTTTACAGTCTAATGCGAATCCCGAAGTTAGAGAGCAGCTCATATTCTATGAAATTAAGCTAATTTGAATTGAACGATTTGATCAGGGAACGCAATCTGTACACCATACTTCATGGTAGCACGGAAACGAACTTCATCGTTGTCTTGGCTGTACCAGAATTTGTACTCTTCTTCCTCATTTGCAAGGTCAGTACCTACGAAGAAGTTGCTCAAACGACCACAGAACATACGGTTAGTTCCGTTCAATCCACCTACACCAATCATCTTGATGTTAGTTGCAGGTATAATCAACTCCATTCCTTCGCTGTCAGCAGCGTAGTGGAACAAGTTGTTGTTGCGAAGAGCAGTAGTATACTTCTTGAAAGTATCAATACCTACCCAAAGAACTAAATCGTCTGCTTCAGAAATGTCAGCAGGGATAACATTGTAGATGTTGTCAATCAAATCGTCTACGTTTGCGATAGTGATAGAAGTAGCACTTGAAGTGTTACCTGCTACGGTTGAAGCAGAAGCAGCATCGATGATTTTTACAAATCCGTCAAAACGGTTAGTGTTAGGGTTAGTGTTTGAAGTTGCAGTATCACCTTGCCACATAGATACTTCTAACAATTTAGCGATGTTGTTAGATTTGTCTGTACCGATTTGAACCTCGAAAGGAACTTCAGTTGGTGAACCTGGAGCGATTTGAGTCTGCATCCACTTTGCTTCCAAAGTTTTAGGACACAAAGTCTCTTCAACTTTGATTTTACCTACGGTGATGTTACGTTGAGTGAAAGTAGTGTTACCTGAAGCGGTGTAACCACATCCGTCAGCTTGGAAGTAAACATCTGATGTCAAGATGTTCAATGCCTCTGCTGATTTTACTCCTACTTGAACTTGACCTGCTGCCTGTAAGATAGCGGCAGTTTTGCCACCAAACAAAGACTTAAGTACTAACTCTGTAGACTGCTCGTTGGTGTAATTAGCTAATGCTGATACGTTAAATGCCATGTTTTTATTTATTTTTTAGGGTTTGTGCTATTCTGATAATGTTTGCAAATTGCTCTTCTTTCTTGCTCAACTTTGCAGGTGCTTTTACAGGCTCTGCTGATGGCAAGTCTGCTACTTTCTCCACGAGGTCAACGGTTTTAGAAAAACTCTTTTTCATTTTCTTCAACTCTTCTCTCATGATTTCAACTTCTGCCAATACTGGAGCGATAGCTTCTGCGATTGCTTCTAATACTTCTGATGCAACGATAGGACTTACCTCTTCAGGTACTTCTACTGCTACTTCTTCTAATTCAACTACAACCTCTGCTTCAGTTTCAACGATTTCGGTAACGATACCGCCTTCAGTAGTTACAAGCATTCCGCCCTCGACCTGATGTGTGGAATCAGGGGCTGGAATAAGACCTTCGCCTGTTTGAACAAATAGAGGAGTACCTACTGCAAGTTCTCCCTCCCAAGAAACAAGCGTACCGTCTACCAAAGTAGCCTCCGCCATTTCAACTTTTGGTTCTTCAGCACCGAATAACAAAGTTCGGATTTCGCTGATTACTTCTTTTGAATTCATTTTATATTTAATTAGTGGTTTACTTATTTTGGCTCAATTTTTACCGTTCCATTTCTCAAGGATGCGTTTCAATTTGCTCACCATAGCATTAGCAATCTTGTCTTCAGTTGACTCTTGGAAGTCAAACATACCCTCAACAGAGAAGCCTTTAAACTCGCCTTCTTTTACTCTTGTCCATATTTCATCATCGTTTACTATGTACGACAAAAACCATGATCCGTCAGCTACTTCCTCGTAACCTTTAGGAGGCATAATACCTCTTTCTCTGTCAACGATAAAAGACTCAAATAGAGACAGTCCTTTTACTGCTTTGTCGTGGTGTATGTTTACTGCATCGTACTTGTCACCTCTTGCCCATTTCTTGGCTATTTCAAAGATGGTTTCTTTGTCAAAAACTACATAGTACTCGCCTCTGATTTCGTCATAACGGTAGATAGGTAAATCAGCAATCATAGCAGCACCAGAGATTATACGTTTCTCTTCGCTCTGAATAGAAAATCTAATAGGTGAGGTTTGCTTATTAAAGTATTGGAAGTCTCTTTCGATGGCAGGGTTAGTCACAAGAGATACAAATTCCACACCTGTTTCATCGTCTGGGTTGATAATCAGTTTGTAAACGGGTAATTCCATTTTCTATAATTAGTGATTTGTTTTAATTGGCTCAATTTTAACCACCTAACACGCTTACTGATTGGTTAGATGCTACTCTTTGCTGTGTTCTTGTGATATCGCCTTCAAGAACGTACACTCGCCTATTTTGAGTTAAAATGTCACCTGTTTGAGGCAATGATGAACTTCTTATAGTTGCACTTTGTATGCTTTGCTGTCCAAAACTTGTTTGAGGTGCTGAACGATTAAACTCTGTTCTTTTGATTGCTGCTACTCGTGCAAGACCAGATGCAACTGCTGCTGCTGCTGCAATGGTTGCTCTGATAGGTGAGTCAGGAGTTAACGTCATCTGTGAGTTGTAAGCTTTCTGTGCTGCGAAGTAGGTATCAATTAAAACTTGAGCAATATTGAACGCCTTTTGTACTTTAAAATATTCCTCTGACTGCTTGGCTTGGTTGCTTGTAAATGCGTCAGTTAGATTTGTAATAATAGAGAAAGTCTCTTCTACTAATTTCTGCTGTTGATCTAAACGATTGTTTAAATATTGTAACTCTAATTCTCTTCGTCTTTTTTGATGCGATGCGTCTTGTTCTAATTGTAATTTGTCATACTCTGCTTCAGTTATTAGCTCCATGTCAAGAGCGTTCTCAAGCAATTCTCTTTCTTGTTTAAATTGCTCTGATAACTCGTTAAACCTTAAAAGAAAATCAGCCTTTACATTATCTTTAGAATCTGCTTGATATTGCTTTTGTAAATCAGTTAACTGCTGAAGTCTATCTTTGTTTGCTTGTATCTCTTGAGCTTGTAAGTCAAATAATTGCTTATTTACCTCTTCTCTATTTTTTACTCTTTCCTTTTCTAAATCTCTTAAGCGTTTATTCTCTTGCTCTTTAGTTACTATGATGTTATTGGAAGCATCTAAAGCAGCCTTTTGCTGTGCAGGGTAACCGTCTTCTGACTCTGATAAAATAGCAAGTCTTTGCTCTTCAAGTTTAGCCTCTTCTTCTGCAATCTTTAGTCTCTGTTTAAATAGTGCTGATTCACTATCACCTCTTGCCTCCATGACTGCAAGTTCTCTATTCAAAGAATCAACTAAAGCCTCTTGTTCTTTTATTGCTTCTCTGGCTGCAAACTTTGTTAGTCCTATGCTATCGGTAAACTCTTTAAACTTTTCTTTTAGTTTGTCAAATACTTCACCTATCTGCTCACTAAACAAACCAATGACAGCAACAATTGCACCTATACCAGTAGCAGCTAAAGCAATTTTAACTCCGTTAAGAGTTTTAATCATGTTAATGAAACCACTATTAACCGCTTTGATTGCAGGTACAAATTCTTTTAAGTCTCGTAAGCCTTGTGCAAATACCATTGCACCCTGAACACGAATAAGTACTTTATTTAAGTCCTCACTTTCAGAGCCAAACAGAGCCGTAGCACCTGCCGCAATCTCAAATCCTGCTGCAACACCTTGAACCGCTCTAAACATTTG